GGTAATACCTTCACGGTGCTGGATCCGGGCTTGAGCGGTGGTGTCGCGGCGGAAAGTATCGAATCGTTGCGGGCTCGGGTGATTAGCTCCTACCGCATTATTCCCAATGGCGGTTCGGCGGCGGACTACGAAACCTGGGCACTGGAATGTCCGGGGATTACCCGGGCCTGGTGTCGCGGCAGCTACCTGGGGCCGGGCACCGTCGGTTTGTTCGTGATGCGCGACGACGATCCGGTGCCGCTGCCGGATGATGGGCAATTGGCGTTGGTCCAGGCCTATATCGACCCCTTGCGTCCGGTGACCGCCGAGTTGCATGTGCTGGCGCCGGTGTTGGTCCCGGTGATCTACACCTTGCGCCTGATCCCGGATACCACCGCCATCCGCGCCGCCGTCGAGGCCGAGTTGCAGGACCTGCATGATCGTGAGGCTGGCCTGGGTGAAACACTGTTGCTGACCCATATCGCCGAGTCCATCAGCAGTGCCAGCGGCGAGCAGGATCACCTGCTGGTTTCGCCGTCCGCCGATGTGCCAGCCGCCACCAACCAGTTGCTGACCTTCGGAGGTTGCGTATGGCTGGAGTAAGAACGGCCGAGCAATACCAGGAGCAGTTGCGCAGCTTGCTGCCAGCGGGGCCGGCCTGGGACCCGGAGCAAGTGCCGGAGATCCAGCAGGTGCTGCTGGGTATCGCCCAGGAACTGGCGCGGGTTGATGCCCGGGCCGTGGACCTGATCAACGAAGTGGACCCGGTGACGGTCAGTGAACTGGTGCCGGATTGGGAGCGGGTGATGAACCTGCCCGACCCTTGCCTGGGGCCCACCCCTTTATTCGACGATCGCCGTGTGGCGGTGCGTCGGCGGCTGTTGGCGGTGGGCGACCAGAGCGTCGGCTACTTCATCGACATCGCCCGTAGCCAGGGCTATCCGAATGCCAGTGTGACTGAACTGCAAGCCCCACGCATGGGCCGGGCACGGTTTGGCAAGGCGCGCTTCGGTACCTGGCAGGCGCAGTTCATGTGGACGCTCAACACAGGTGGTCGACTGCTTATGGGGAGGCGTTTTGGTGCGAGCTATTGGGGCGAGCGTTTTGGCGCCAACCCAGGGAGCGCCCTGGAATGTCTGATACATCGTGCCGCCCCGGCGCACACGCTTGTGCACATTAATTATGACTAGAGGATAGACGCGTGGATTACCCAAAAAGCGTGCCCAGCGCTGGGCTGGTGAATGGCAAGTTTGTTGATGAAAACCCGGTGGGCGGTTCTCCGGGATCGTTGATTCCCGCGCAGTGGGGTAATGCGGTTACCACTGAGATACTGGGAGTGATTCAGGGGGCCGGGTTTATCCCGGATGAGGCTGACAATACTCAGTTGGCGGATGCGATTCGAAAGATTGTTACCGATAATAATCCTGGCGCTGCAACAGAGGCGGCGGCGGGAGTATTGATGTTGGCGACGGCGGCACAGGTCGCGGCCGGTGTTGACGATACAGCCTCTGTAACTTCAAAAAAACTTGCACAGAAGTTGGTTCAAGCCACAGAGGTCGCATTCGGTTGGCTCAAAATTGCAACGCAGGCGCTTACTAACACGGGCTCTGATGACGTAGCGGCGGTGACGCCGAAGAAACTGGCGACGGCCGTTCAGGGGCAAGCCCTGACGGCGTTCACGACCGCCGGCACGGCGCCGGCATTCACGCTGACCACGGTTCCGGCCATCACTGCCTACGCGGCGAACCAGCGATTCCAGGTGACGTTCAACGCTGCTGGCGGCGCAACGCCGACGCTGAACGTATCGGGCCTGGGCGCGAAGAACCTCAAGCAATACACATCGACCGGAGTCAAGATCGCCGCAATTATTGCGGCCAGTCAGACCTCCGATGTTGTGTATGACGGAACCGACTTTGTTGTGCTTGATCAACTTCCGAACTCGGTCGGGGCAACACCTGCGCAGTTCGATGGCTCGACGAACCTTGCAACTACTGCATTCGTTCAGGGTGTTGGACTTCAGTTCAGTAATGTGACGCTTGCTAGCGCAAGCATGACGCTAACAGCGGCGACGCATGCGGGTGCGATTGTTGTCGGGAATAGCTCTTCTGCGATTAACGTGACGTTACCGGCAGTTTCCACTGTTCCGGCCAAAGTTGCTATTAAGTTCTGGAACTATGCAGTTGGAACAATGACGTTATTGGCGTCTGGTTCCGACAGTATTTATTTGCCTGGAACGGCCACGTCATTCTCTGTGCCTACCGGATCTTGGGTTACCCTAGTATCTAGTGGCGTAGGTGTGTGGTATGCCGTTGACATGCCTGGG